CGCTAACTCTTGGTCTATGCCATGATGTTGTCTACGCGGAAAATACGGTAGTATTGGTTTGTGCGAGCTGCAGCAAGACCGTTTGCTGGTGTTGCACCAACAAATGGGTTTGACGCCATGCCGTAACGAGTTTTGAACCCGATGCGTGGCTGGAAGTCATTCTCACCAACTGCACGTACCATTGTTAGTGGAACGTATGGGCAGTAGAATACACCAGCGTCATATGGGTTAGTACCCTTATAACCTACTGTGATGTAGTCTGCTGTTGCATATGGGTCGATGTACACTTTTGTGCGGCCGTTTAGAGTACCAGCAAATGTGTTACCTGTGTCGTCCACGTTCAAGTTTGTTGCCATGTTTGGAGTGTAGTCCAACATGCCAGATGCTGCAAGTGCTGATGCAACGTCAGAAGAACAGATAACAAAGTTACCTTTACCACGACGTGTATCTTTTGCGATCTGGTTTGCTTCACGATCTAGTTGTACAACAAGACCTTTGAATTTTTCAGCTGACCAGCGGCCGTCTGCATCTGTCGACAAGTCGAAGATACCGTTGATTGCTGTGTTGCCTGTTGAAGCACCAGTTTTAGCTTGTGAGTTAATTGTACGGATAACTTCACGGTTGATCTCTGCCAAGATCTCTGTTGACAGAATGTTTGCCAATTCTGTCTCAGCGTCCAAGCCGTGGATCGCTTTAAGGTCTTGTGCAAGCTCTAGTGTGTATTCCGCTTTCAACGCACGTGATTTCGCTGTTACTGTTGCTTTCTCGATTGAGAAGCCCATTTCAGCGAATTCAGACTCACCAGGTGTACCTAGCTGTTCTGCGTTTGCAGTTGACATACCGCCACCGAATGTTGGACCAGTACGTTGGTCGCCGATGTCACCGTCTGAGTCAGTGTCTGTTAGACCTGATAGACCTGAACCATCTGCGCCTTGTGTTGCACCTGAGTCGCCAGAGAAACCTGATACTGCTTCACCGAACAATGCTTCATCACCAGCAGTTGCGCCAGCGCGAGTTGTTTCGTACTTTGATTTCATTGCGAAGATCAAGCCTGTTGGGCCTGTCATCGGCTGAACACCACATACGTCATATGCCATTAGGTTTGGCATTGCGCGACGTACTAGTGAAATTAGTACTGGGTTCCAGTTAGCAACGTTGCCTGTGTTGTTGGCTGCTGCATCTTCTGACAAGAAGTTTTGGCGTGCGCCTTCTTCTGCCAATGCTTTTTCTGTGTTCTCCAGAACGGCTGCAGTTACTGCGCGCTTATGCGCGTCAGCAATTTTACCTGCAGATTCTTCGTTCAATACTGGAGACCATTTCTCTACGAGACGATCATAAGTTTCCATAATTGGATCTCCTAATTACTTATTTGATTTGCGAATTGCATTAAGGTACTGAGCCATAACGTCTGAAACTTCTTCAGAAATTTCTTCTGATTCTGTTTCTTCTACAACGGCTTCAGCGGTTTTCTTTGCGAAGTGTGATTCTTTGACAATTTTAACTTTTTCTGCGAAAGTTTCTTCGTCTTCAAAATCAATACCTTCGACCAATGACGACAGCTTCTCGACTTGAGTTTCTGCTAGATCACGTGATGCTTCACGAATGATAGACTCACGCTTATATGTTTCTAGCTCTTCGCCAAGCGCGATTGCTTTAGCGACTGCATCGTTGAATGACTCTTCAAGTTCTTCGTTAGCAGCTGCCAATTCATCAACTAGGTCAACCTTAGATTCTGGAACTTCAACATAAGACTCAGAGAACAAATCTTTCAATTTGCCCATAAAGCCTTCTGCGATTTCGGTACGTAGACCAGTTTGAATCGCAACTTTGTTTTCTTCCATCCAAGACTCAACCACGTAGTTGAGGTAGCTATCAACTTTTTCGACTAGATCTTCTTTTGTAGAAGCAACTTCAGACTCTAGTTCTTCAGCATATGCTTCTTCCAAACGAGAAATCTCTTCTGAAAGTTTAGTTTTTACCGCAGCTTCAAACAATACGGCTGTTTTGGCTTTAAACTCTTCTGAAAGAGTTGCCTCAGATTCGACCAATGCGTTTAGTTCGCCATCGTAGTCAAACTGAACTTCTGGAGCAGCTGCTGCTTCAGCAACTACTTCATCGGCTAGTTCTACGTCTTCACCCATGAATTTTGATAGGCGCATCGCTAGGTCTTCTTTTTTCATTTTAGACATAGCTTGATACGCAGCATTGATCATGCCAGCTTTTGTTTTTGGCATAGGATCGCTGTTCTTCTTATCGCCCTTGCGAGCTTTTCCAGAAGGACCAGCATCAGTAGCTTTATCAGCGGCATCCACTGATTGCTTTTCTGCGTTCTTCGGATCGTGAGCTTCTTCGATTTCAATCTCGTCGAGCTCAACATCCTGTTCTTCGATTTGATCAGTCATGTTTGACTCCTATTATATTTTAGTTTTCAGCAACGAGAGGAAATTCTTGAACTCACGAGTCTGAACCTCATAAAGGTCAGAACGCGGAGCACGTTTAATTTCAGTCTCTATTTTTTCAATTTCTTGAGCTTCAAGGATGCCATTGTTCCAGATCCATTCAACGCCTTCCATAACTCCATTAACAAATGCTTCAGGAGCAGATGGATCTTGTACGATATCAACTGTATTGAGAACAAAGTCGTCCTTAACGTACATGGTACCACCACGACGCTCAAGGCTACCCATACCACGAGTTGAGACACCTAATTGAACACCACCTTCAAGTAAACCTTTTACAATATTACCCATTGGAGTATCCAAGATTCGTGCCTTTCCCATAACATTCTTTCCCTCAATTTTGAGTTCCGTAATTTTATGGGATACTTTATCCAAGTTAACAGTCGGTCCATCTGGGTGATTTAACTCACCAACCGCTCTGTCCTTGGAAACCTGTTCTGTGACATATTTATCTA